TCATTTGCAACTGCAATAGATGTGCCTGCAGTTAGACCATCGCTGACTAACAATGTGGCTGTGTTGTTTGTTGTAATGCACCGCAAAAGCTGTTCTTGCAGTTGCGCGTCGCCGTTTGCAGTAAATCTACCAGAGGCATAGGAATACATCCCGTAATTATTCGCAACTGACTGGAAGCCGTGAGCGTTTGATATTGCCGAGCTCGCCGTGTTGCCATTGCCACTAGTATTCGAGGACTCGCCTGAACTTGTGTTGCCATAACCAACAGAGGCCGAATATGTGCCACTAGCGGTATTAGCGTAACCGCCCGATACAGTTGAATATGTGCCTGATGCTATTTGGTCGCGACCACCTGAAATAACGGCGTGTTGTGCAGATGCTGCATTATTTTGTCCCCCTAAAATTGCGCAGTGTGTTGCAGTTGTTGTGTTGCCTTGTCCGCCAACAATGGTGTGGTGCGTGCCTGCGGTTGACATTGTATTTGTTTGGCCGCCGCTAATAACTGAATTTGCGCGGCCCGCATTATTAGAACGCCCAGATAAAACTGCGGAATACGCGGAATTAGTAATTGTATTTGACATGCCGCCACAAATAACGCCGTAACCAGAATTAGTTGTTAGTTGATTTGACTGGCCGCTGCCTATAAATGATTGATCGCAAGAATTGTTAATGGTATTTAGATACCCAGCTCCAATAAAAGATTGTGGAGCTGAACTGGTAATAGTATTAAATTCTCCACCGACAATACCAGCGTAAGTGCTCGAATTAGTATTTGAGTTCCCAGTAATAATACAGGAACCACTACCCGATGCGACGTTAAAGTTGTCCGATCTAGATCTTTGAAAATCTACGGCGCTTGCGCCTCGTTTGTTGCCGCCTGTATTCGTTCCGTCTGGCAATTGTGCTAATATCGCTCCACTGCCTTTTGGCTGCAAAACTATATCGGCATTCGTACTCGTTGCATCTACAAGCAACCTAGAAGCGTTAACCGTATTGTTTGGCGATGCTGTATTTTGCGAACTAGTAAAACCAGTTACACCACCCGCTGCGGAAATGGTCAGGGTCTCATCGCCCCCGTTGTTATTCTCGGTGAGTGTTACATTAGTTCCTGCCACTAGCTTTCCATTCAAATATCCAGCCGTTGTATCGTTAGATGATACTTTTGCTTTTTCATCAGCTGAAGAACCACCGCCGGAACCTTGACTAATTTGCGTTATCATGCTTCGTAATCCCTACGAGTATGGAACCATTGATACTGAATAGATGCAGATGCGGTTTCCTGTATAACTTTGACTGTTGAATTAGGGCCTACGTCAATTTGGTACATTTGATTTGCTACAAGCTGGAAACCAGTTGTAGATGTCGGTACTGTACCATCTAATGTAATACGCACATTTTGCGTATAAACCGTAATTAAAATTGCGTCTGCTGATGCGTCTGGCTTGATTAGTGTTACTGCGCTTGACAACGAGCTGTTAGTCGTATGCGTTCCCACTACAAGGCCTTGAAAACCTGTTAGTGCCATTTACTATATCTTTCATTAAGTGAGATCACCACGAGGCCCGAAGGCCCCGTAGTCATGTCACTTTAGACAATAAGATTAGCAGCGAGGCCACGCTGTGTTGCGTTGTCTTCTGTTGTAAGCGGATTGTAGAGATGCGCCGTGCAAGCACCAAATGTACCTGTTGATCCATCACCAGCCGTAGCAACTACATCGAGGTAGCGCTTGCGGCCTTTGAGATCGATGAAGAAGGCAAATACCTTGTTGTCATCGTCTGCTGTTGGAAGAGCAGCATATCCGGTTGCGCCGTATACAGCACCTGTAATATCAGCGGCTCCGCTCATGCCTGAATCGTCAGACTCTTGAACCTTGAGAGCAGTCATAGCGATATCAGTTGCGCCGAGTGCAAAGTAGATAGCTACCTTGTTGAAGCCGAGCGTGTCGATTGTTGTTGTAGCGAACGAAGCGTTATCCTTGATAGCGGCAGGCGGCGTTACGTTTACAACCTTTACGTTTTGCAAGTTATTCATTTGGTCACCTTATGAGTTCTTTGTTACAAGAGCTGCAAGTGCGCCGCGCTGACGGCTTGCCGCTGTTGCTGATGCGTTACCGATATTCCACCAGTTTACGCCATAGCGAGCTGTGGACTTGTTGTATTGCGTGTCTGTTAGGAATCCAACTTCTTGCGAGCTTGTGATCGATAGACCGCGACGATCGCCGAACAAACCAGCTTGAGCAGCATCACCATAGAAGAGTACGAACTGGCTGTTCTCGGCTGTAAGCAGTGGCGTGTAAAGCTCATCTGTGAAGACAACTTCGGAACCGTTAAAAAACTGACGTGTTACGCCGTCTACGATCTGCGTTGCTGTGTTACCACCTACGGCTTGAATCAGAGGTACAATCGTGCCGTACCATACTTGCGAAGAAACGTAGAAGCGGTTATTCATTCCGGGGAATGTAGCAACCTTTGCTTGCGTCTTGATGATATCAGATAAAGTTACAGATGCAAGCGTTGCGCCCGTTGCAACTTGTACGCCCGCTGCGTATGCCTTGTTAGCATCCGTTGCCCATGTACCGCCGATATCAGTAACGAGCTTCTTGAATGATTCGGTCAAACCTACAAGGCCGTTGTACGTTGAAGTACCATCGCCCAAGAAAGCTACCTTGTCTTCTTGTACAGCGTGTGCGTAGCCGTGATCCTTTGCAATCTCTTCTGCGATTGCAGCGTATGAATCTTCGCCGAGCTCGATCGTGTTCTGTGTGAGAGCACCGAACTTCTTTGCTGTAAGCTGTACGCCGCTGAACTGAACATCTGAAGCTGTGTAGCTCTGGCCTTCGCCAAGTGCGTATACAGTCGTGCCGCCTACGTTACGGTTAACGGTACGTGTTTCGCTATTCATAGATACTACGTCCATGATACCGCGAGCTACGCCGCGCTCTTCGCGGTAGTACAGGATAGCTTGATCCAGTTCGTCAACAACAGTCAAACCACCAAGCGAGTTGTTGGTAGTTGCCATTGTCTTCTGCATTGGTACGCCGTTATCCTTGCACCATTGTGCCGAGCTAGCATCGCCAAGGTAAGCTGCAATCTGGCGTCCTGCCTTGTATGCCGCTGATCCTGCTTCGCTGCCGAACTGCTTGAATGCCTTGCCACGGTAGTGCTGGCCTGTGATCTTTGCGCCTTCTGCAACGAATCCAGAAGGTACTGGGGCCGCTGTCTTGAGTGCGTTAAGATCTGAAGCGTTCTTTGTCTTCATATCGTTAAGCGCCTTCTTTTGTTGGATGATTGTCATGATACGAGCGAGCTTGGCTTGTGCCTTTGCTGCACCCTCTACGGCTGCCGATACTTCTTCAACTTCGGCTGTTTCTTCAGATGCTTCTGCTAGAAGCGCCGCGATCTGTTCGCGGATTGTTGCTACTTCGGCTGCCATTGCTTCCGGTGTTTCAAATGTCCCGGCGAGAACAGCATCCAAAGCGGCGAGGATTTCTTCCCACGTCATTAGATTATCTCCATTGTGTTGATTGTTTGCATAAGCGATAGGAGTTGCTTGCGCTTTAACTCCTTATCGTCTGCCTTTGGTATTGGGTCTGTCTCTGCATGAAGCTGATACAGATTTTTTGAGACATCTTTCAATTGATCGGCAAGTGAAAGGATCATGCCTCGGATACGAGAGTTGAGCACACGGCCCGCTTTACTACGCATATCCGCGTATGCGAGTGCGTGCTCTTCTGATTGCTTGATAAGCGTAGCCGCTACATCCAGCTTTTCTTCGAGTGTCATAGCTTTTACGTTACTTGTCATGGTCATGGGATTAGCCCCTACCGTAACCGGTGACCATTCAATAATGTTCAGTTTGTTAAGTTCTTTTGTACCATCTGCCAGCGGCGTTGTCTCTACCTCTTCATAACCAAAGCTGTACTCATCCACGCTGCCAAACTTGATGTGCTCGTATGCGTCTTTGCCGTCGGTCGTGTTGAGGTTAAACAGGCCCTTCACATACAGCGCGCCGTTATCGCGTAGACGCTCTGGTAGACGCGCATCACCTGCTGCTATCTCTTCTGCTAGCACCGTCTTCCCAATCGGTCGCTGCATATCGTGCTGCCATACCATCTTGGGCAGCTTTGCTTCTATGCTTTCCTTGAATGCGCCGTAAATAACACGATCGCCGTATGAATCGACATTGCCGAAGACGCTTACGAACGCTTCAACACTGCCCTGCTCATCCGCCTTAAATTCTACTGGTATGTTCTTGTACTTCATTAGTTCCGTTCCTGTACTCGTGATCGGCGAACTGGACGTAAGGTACAGCGGCAGTTAATCGCTTCTTGTGGCTCCCCTAGTCCGGGGCCTTCGCCTGCTCCAGATACGAACTGGTCAAACGTCTCGCCCTCTTCAATCCATTCGCCGTCTAAATCTTTATGCGTCTTGCGTACGTCAGAATCACGCTGTGATAGCCACACTTGTACGACCTTACGCTTTGGATCTGTTTCCCGTGCATTGACGCGCTCGACTGTCTTGCGCTGCACTACCGTTGCCTGCGCTTTGCACGTAGTAACGGCGATCATCTTTGCGCGTGACGTCTGCATCTCGGTAAACTTTTCTAGCAGCGACTTTTGCACTTCCGCTGCCGGCTTGCCTGCGTTAGCTTCGAGAACTCTTGCCACGTCCTTTTTAGCCGTGTTCAAAGACTCTTTCATGTTCTCGGTAGACTTGCGGATTTGCTCATCACGGATTTGATCTGTCAAGCTCTGCACTTGCGTAAGATCACCGCCCACGCTTTCAAGCGTCATCTCGATGATCTGCGTACGCAATGCCTC